CGGGGATTCTGATAAGTTAGTAGAAGCACAACAAGCTCTCCAGATTGCAAACTACAGAATGTTGCAAGCCCAGAGCTTTAAGATGCCTACTTTACAAGAGGAAAATTATGCGGTACAACCACAACCAAATCAGGTTCAACAACCTGCTCCTCGTCCGCTAAACCCTAGACTGGAAGCGTGGCAAGAACGCAACCCGTGGTATGGGGCAGACGATGAGATGACCGCAACGGCTTTGGGCATACACGAGAAGCTCAAAAAGTCGGGCGAAGTAGTGGTTGGATCAGACGAATATTACGCGGCGTTGGACAGAACAATCCGCAAGCGGTTCCCTGAATATTTCAATATTGAGGAGCCGGAGGACAAGGCGCGGTCCGAGCCTGCTCGCACAAAGCCGAGCACAGTGGTAGCCCCAGCGGTTCGTAGCACAGCTTCTAACAAGATAAAGCTGAGAACGAGCCAAGTTGCGCTTGCAAAGAAGTTGGGACTAACCCCGGAACAATACGCCCTTGAACTCAGAAAACTGGAGGCCCAAAATGGCTGAAAACAAACTACAACGCGAATTAGCAACCCGAGCAATGAGCGAGCGCCCTAAGCAGTGGGCACCGCCTGAATTGCTACCTGAGCCTGATAAAGAGGCTGGGTATGCTTATCGCTGGATACGTGTATCCATGCTTGGTCAAACTGACCCCCGTAACCTTTCGTCCAAACTCCGTGAAGGTTGGGAACCGGTCCGTATTGAAGAGCAACCAAAGTTCCAACTGCTAATCGATCCCGGTAGTCGATTCAAAGACAATATCGAGATTGGTGGGTTATTGCTTTGCAAGGCTCCTGAAAACTTTGTTGAACAGCGTTCTGCGTATTACCAGAACCAAACGCAAGCTCAGACGGAAGCCGTGGACAATAACTTGATGCGCCAAAGCGATCCTAGGATGCCTCTCTTTAAAGAGAGAAAGTCTTCGCATAGCTTCGGTAAAGGAAACTAAACTTTTAGGAGTTTTAAATGGCTTATCCTACTGTAAGTGCCCCTTACGGGCTAAAGCCAATTAATCGTATTGATGGTCTGCCGTACGCAGGTGCAACTCGTAAATTTGCGATTGCAAATACTGCTCCCGCCATCTACTACGGTGATTTGGTTCAATTGTCCGCCGGTAAAGTAACTCGTATTACCAGCGCTACTCCGACCGGCATGGTTGGCGTATTTCTGGGATGTACTTATACCAACCCGACCACCAAGCAACCAACCTATGCTCAATACTGGCCTGCTAACAGCGCTATTACTGATGCACAGGCTATCGTTGTTGATGATCCTATGGCGGCGTTCAAGATTGTTGTTACCGACGCAAACAGTGTAGTGGTTAACACCACAAGCATCGTTTCTATCGGCTACAACATTTCCTTGGATCTGGGTAGCGGCGGTTCTACAACTACTGGTGATTCGACTATGTCGGCACTGGCTGGTTCGGAAGATACCTCAAATACTCTGCCACTGCGTGTAATTGATGTGGTTCCTGATACAGCGACTTCTACTGGTTATCCAGAGATTATCGTTAAGATCAACCTGCATCAATATAACAACACCACCGGTGTAAGCTAAGGAGCTAAATCATGGCTATTTCACGCGCACAACTACTGAAAGAGCTGCTCCCCGGCTTGAACGCCTTGTTCGGTCTGGAGTACGCTCGTTACGGCGAAGAGCACAAGGAAATCTACGAAACTGAGACTTCCGAGCGTTCGTTCGAAGAAGAAACCAAGCTGTCCGGCTTCTCGGCAGCTCCGGTGAAAAACGAAGGTTCTGCAATTGCGTATGACAATGCGCAGGAAGCATGGACCGCTCGATACAACCACGAAACCATCGCTCTGGGTTTCTCGCTGACCGAAGAGGCCATCGAAGACAACCTGTATGACAGCCTATCGGCTCGTTATACCAAAGCGCTGGCTCGTGCCATGTCGTACACCAAGCAGGTAAAAGCTGCTGCGGTTCTAAACAACGGCTTCTCAGCATCCTATCCGGGTGGTGATGGTGTCGCTCTGTTTGCAAATAACCACCCGCTGGTATCTGGCGGTACCAACAGCAACATCCCAACTACTCCAACCGATCTCAACGAAACCTCGCTTGAGAACGCAGTGATCCAAATCGCTGCTTGGACGGACGAACGTGGTCTGCTGATTGCCGCTAAGCCGAAGAAGCTGATTGTCCCTCCGGGCCTTCAGTTCGTTGCAACCCGTCTGTTGGAAACCGAACTCCGTGTCGGTACTAACGACAACGACGTGAACGCACTCAAGAACAATGGTTCGATCCCAGAGGGTTACACCATTAACCACTTCTTGACTGACACTAACGCGTGGTTCCTGACGACTGACGTACCAAACGGCATGAAGCACTTTGTTCGTGTCCCGCTCCAGAACTCAATGGACGGAGATTTCGATACAGGGAACGTACGTTACAAGTCTCGTGAGCGTTACTCGTTCGGCTGGTCTGACCCGCTGGGCATGTACGGTTCGCAGGGCTGATCCTAGGGGGGTTGCAAAACCCCCCTTTTGTTGTATTCTGTAGTTATCCGGGGATTACCCGGTGTGCCAAACAGGTCCCCGGCCTGACTTCATGCAGATTGGCGCACCTAACCGCATGAGGGAAAATTCAAATGGCTCTTTCTACTACCCAAAGTATCTGGCGTTCGGGTGGCGGCGACACGACTCGTACCGCGTATTGTGGTTCGGGCGTAATGGCTGCTCAGTTCTACATCGCTGATGCTTCTCCTGCCACTGCTGGCACTCAGGTCAAAGTCTCTTCGGCTGCTGGCGCACCTTCGTTAATTCTGCCTGCTGGCGCGGTTGTTATTTCTGTAAGTATTACGGCTGAGACTGGCTCTGGTACTTTTGATCTAGGCGCAACCGGTTATACCTCCGGCACCGCTGATAACAACTACATCGCCTCTGGTGTAACTGTGGCGGTAGGTACGACTTCAGTTGGTTCTGTTGTTACTGGCGCAGCACTGACCGAAATGTCGTATGTAACTGTGACGGATAACACCTCGGCATCGGGCGCTGTTACCGGCTTTGTTACTTACTTCGTTGCCGATCCGCTGGTAGGTCAGCAAAACGTCTGATAGGGGGCCGTTATGGCTATGCAAACAGACGTAAAAGGCGCAACGTGTGCGGCTAATGGCTCTACCACGGCCTACAACGGGCGAACTCGTCTAAAAGGGCTGTGGTATAGCGCGACTGCTGCGACCACGATTGCTGTCAAAAATAGTGCCACTACTTTGTTTACCTTAACCATTGGTGGGGCGGAAACTAATTATGTTCTGTTCCCCGGTGAAGGCGTGCTTGTGGAAAC